CCATGCCACCTAGATCCATGAGTCCGCCTTCTTGTGCTGGTACTCTGCCGCCCTTAGCTCCCATATAATCTGCAGGACTCCTATCTATGTCATCTATATAATCTTCGTATGTTCCTTTGTATCCTTTTTTTACCGCTTCTAAAAATTCGTCGAACATGAAAGGGCCATCGCCAAAACCTGGGTCTGAAGCCATCATAATACCACTTTTTTCTCCCCGTGCTTTGCCTTGAAGCATTTTAAATATTTCTTTGACCGCTTCTTCATGTGACATACCTTGTTCTCTAAGTTTTTTATATATGGGATCAACTAATTCTTCTATTCCAACTGGCTTAAATTCAGCCATCTGACCATGAGGAATACCTTGGTCTTGCATAAATTCTAAAGTAGTTAAGTTATCTTCGGGTGGATCAAGAACAGGTCCTAAACCTTTAGCATACCCAATCCTTCCGCCTTGAGCTGCTTCTTGTTTTGGAGCCCTCTTTATTCTGTCCTCGTATTCTTCTTTTCTTTTAAGAAATTCTTCTAATTGTCTTAAATAATTGTTAGGTACTGGTATACCATCAAAATTAAAAGGTAATTTAAAAGGTAATCTGTCCAGGTCCACAGGTCCTGCCTTTTCATACCCAATTCTTCCGCCTTCTGCTTTATTTTTTCCAAATTTTTTAATTACACTATAATAAGCATCTATAGCAGAAATATCTAAATCTTTATTATTTACTAAATTTAAAAAATATTTATTTGCCTCGTCATTGTCTTTTACAATTTCTAAAGCTTCTTTATATATCTTGTCGAAAGCTTTTTTATCAACAATTTGTTCGGCTTTAATCATATCATTATCACCCATGTACAGTACTTCATTTAAATCAGCTCTTTCATCAGAACCTTTTGGCATTACAAAAGTAGGCTCTGAACTTATATCTTTAAAATAATCATAGTATTCAGGAACTGCATTACCTTCTCTCGTTTGTAATTCCATTTCGCTCGCTGGTTTTGGCGATGGTGCTGGCATCATACCGACAATACCTGCCTTTTCATACCCAATCCTTCCGCCATCAGCCGCTAGTTGTGTAGCTTCTAGAGGTGGTTTAAATCTTAAGTTAGGATCTGCCATAGCTGCTTGAGCTGTTTTTGGAATGTTAATACTAAGGTCTTCTGGTAATTGATGATCTTTTCTTGTTGCTGCATCCGCTGCTCCTATAGCTGTACCGATTGCTAGAGGTTCCATCCATCTAACTTTAGGTGTTCCGTCTGCGTTATATGCTGTATTATTTGCAGTTTGTAATCCAATTTTTCCAAGATAATAATTAGGATCTAAGAAATTAGTAAGTCCTCCTTTTACAGTGGAAGCAATATCTCCTAATGTTCCTGTAGTTGATGCGAAGGGCCAATTAAAATCATCAGTTCCTGCTCCACCAATACCTCCTCCTAGTATAAAAGGATTTTCTCCTTTTGTTAAATTTCCTAAATTTCCTATTGGATTATTTATAAGATCCCATTCTGAACCTTTAGTAAATTGTCCAGTGTCTCCTAATACTAAATCCATATTTAACAAATCTCCTAACCAATTCTGTCCCGCTTTTTCTGATAAACTTAAAGGCTCTGTAATAAAACCTGGAAGTCCAAACTGATTTAATAATGCACCGCCGGCTAAAGCTGTAATCATTGGATTTTCTTTAATTTCATTTGGAATAATATCATCTTTAAATTTGTCCCATGCCTTACTAAGAAGTCCATATTGTTTAACACCAGGTTCAACTAAACCTCCTGGTTTTCCTACAAGAGTTTCTCCTGGTCTAACGTTGTATTTAATTCTATCTCTCATACTAGCAATACCGCCGTCAGCCATCTGGTTTCTACGTCTTTGTGTGTAGGTACCTCTATTTCTTTGATCGCCTGTAAGTCTAAGATCAGGTGCGCCTGCGTGTAATTGCTTTGGTAATAATGCTCTAGTTATAGCCATAATTATAATAATTTTGTTATTTTGTTAAAGGCAGGGATTTCACCTGAATTTATATATTTACCTGTTTTCAACAAGTAAATCAAGACTATGTTGTAATGTCCCTAGGTTTAATTTCTAGGGCTGAAAGTACAACATGTAGTCTATTTGCAGTGGCTGCTGTCACTTTTATTATTTCGCTCTCTTTAGCGACTAAGGGTTGACTTAGCAGTTCTGTAGTTGCGTTAGCTGATATAGATTTAGTCTTAAAAAGGCTAAAAACAGCGTCATCTGTATCTGTTATGGTAACAGTGATCGTGTCTGCATTACCTGAATCTTCAGATACGAGGATAGATTTAATAACAGCTGTTGTAGCTGTAGGTACGGTATATAGTGTTGTTGCACTAGTACTGGTTAAATCTGCTTTTTTATTTACAAAACTATTAGCCATTATGCAATAAAGAAGCTTTCCGCTTCTGCCTCTTCTTTTAAATCTTGTTGAAATGTAGAGTTAAGTTTTTGAACAATACTATCCACATCTCTAACAAAAGATTGTTGAATCTGTTGATCATACTTCTCTAAAGGTTGTGTTAATGATTGTACTATTCTAGCCATTATACTAAATATTTTTCTATCATTTTATTCATTTCTAATAAAGTCATTTGACCTTTTTCGTTTAATTGTCCTCTTTTATTATAAGCTTCTAACAGATCTCTTCTTTGTTGAATATTTCTCCATTGATCCATTGTTAATCCTGCTATTAATTTTTGACCTGACTCTATAACATTTTTAGGTTCTGTATTTCTATCTTCTCCATCTCCACCTGGTTCTCTAGGTGGTTTAACTCTTGATTTAACTCCATAAGTATCTGCAGTAAGCACTGGTTCAGGTTTTTTTGTAAGTCCAAATCTATCTGCTAATTTTGTTAATCCTTTTCCTTGTAAATACATGTTACCTAAACCAGGAAACATACCATAAGCCAAAGCACTTAAAACTCCTTTACCTGCTTTTTTCCATCCTGTTTGTGGTTCTGTAATAAAACTTTTTATACTACTAGTGTCAGGTAATTTTATATTTTGAGGATTTAAAATATTAGATAAGGTTGATTCTCTTTGAAACCCTCCAGTAGGAACAGCTGTTTTCATAACATTTGTACCGTAATTTGTCATGTAGTTTTGTGTTTCTAGAGCTTTAAGTTTCATTTGATATTCACCTGAACTCATTTCTCCTCTATCAACAGGATTTGATTCATTACCCTGAGAATCCATATGCAAGCCTTTTTCTTTCCAGCCTGTTGTATTATTAGGATCATAATCACCGTACCAGTTACGACCTTTTCCTGAAGGTGCTCCACTAGATGTGTTAAAATTAAAATCATCTTCTAAAATTGTTCCGCCAGGTGGTATGTAATTTGGATTTAGTATAACTGTTCTTGCACCTTCAACAGGTACAATCCATTTATCTGTAGTATTTACTTTTGTTCTATCTCTCATCATATCTTCAAAGTTTGTGTCATAACTTAAATCTGGCTCCCATCCTCCTGTGGTACTAGCCGTTTTTCCAACATTAGTTGCATAGTCTTCCATGTAGTCTTGAACTGAAACTTCTGGCGATGGTGGAGTATATGAACCTGTAGCCCATTCTTCTTCTTTTACCGATCGCGTTGGTGAGTAATATGGTTCACTTCCATTTCCACTTGGAGAAGAAGGACTTGGAGATGGTGAATCATAATCACCCCAACCTGCATCTGATCCATAGTATCCTGGTCGTTTGCCATCTTTTCTTTTTGAAACTAATTGATGTGGTTTTTTCTTTTTTTTCTTTTTCTGATACTGACTTAAACTTTTATCTATCATTATCTTCTTCCATCCGCTTGTATATCTAATCTAAAGGTACCCAGTTTCCAGTGTTGAGTTAACCCAGTGTTGTCTACTTTTAAAGCTATAGCACGCGCACGCGCTCTTGTATCTATTTTTGTTGTAGATGTTGTCGTTGTAAAAGGACCTAACGAAGAGCTTGCTTCTGCGTCTGTTGGGTAGTTTTTTAAATTTAATGTTACTCTTGCATTACCTGTTTGAGTTAAAAAATCAGGAATAACTCTTCTAATTTTCATCATATACTCACCGTCACCTCTTAAATCTGCGCCGCCACCTTGTACTGCTGATATATCAAAATCTCCAGATTGTATATTTGCAGCGATTGCACTAGCGCTACCACCTTTAATTTGATTTTGACCTGTCTCATGTTCAAAGTATGTTGTCACTCCGTCCGTATTACCTACAGTAGCATCACTTGATGCTGATGAATCATACTCCGTTCCATGAGGTTTACCAAAAATATGAGAATCAGACCATGTAGATCTTGCTAGAGAACTTGTTGTCCAAATTGGTCTTTCACTTGATGAATCCATATAGTTATAAGTTACTGATCTATTATTAGACGCAGCACCACTACCTGGATAGAACCAAGTCACTTCACCAAACAAGTTATTTAAACCTGCATAGATATGGTTCTTAGGTACAGTATTAATATCATCATAAACATAGTCTTCAACTAAACACGGTAAAGATTCTAGTTTACCAGTGTATCTAAAGAAACCATTTTCAGACATCCAGTACGCAGCTCCGTCTACTTCAACAGCTGCGTTCTTACCAATTAATCCACAGTTTGTTCCAACTTGTTGGAATGAAAAAGTAAAAGGCGCACCCACAAATCTCATGATAAAGAGAGATGTATCTGTCCAAATATAAGTTGCATCTCTACCTCTAATAGCTCCTACAATTCTGGTACCATCGGCTAGTCTCTGTGTACCTGCAGTGTTGGTTGCTGTTGGAGTCCAAGATGTTAATGATTCTTGATCAGACCACCTAATATACATATCGTCTTGAGTAGTTGTTGTTCCAATTGTTGTTTCTGTTCCAAAACAAATTAAGTGTCTATCTGGTGTAGATACTAAAGTTTGTCTTGTCGCTGTTGGCGCTCCAGATATAACCGTTGCTCGTGTTGAGGTTGCGCCTGTTGCATCTGAATCCCATTCAAAAGTTGATCCATCTACAATCGTTGCAATAAGTTTATTTCCAAAGTTATCAAGGTGCCAGAGACCCGGAGCCGTTACAATGTCACCTGTTTGAGAAGCACCCCATTTCGTATATTCAGATGCATCATAAACAGTAGCCTCGTCACTATGAGAAGCAGCTGTCGTGTTATCTGACCCTCTTGTTAATCCTGATAAAGTTCCTGTACCTGTTGTATTTGATGTATAAGCAATTCTTTCACTATCAATTAAAACAGTCCCTGTTGCTGGAAACCCATTTGAATCATCTAGAACAATACTAGAAGAAGATGCAGTTAATGCACCATCTAAAGTAGAAGTAATTTCTCCTGCTACAGTACCACCCCATAATCCTAATCCCCAACCTGCAGCTGATTCCTCAACTGCTGGACCTATAGAATAGTAATGTTTGACTCTTACGCCCCCAGATGTGGAAGCTCCTGATCCGCTTTCTGCTGATCCCATTGTGACTGTAATGGTTGTACTGGTCGGGACGGAAGCGACCATAAAAGTTTTATCATCAAAATCATCAGAATCGTAATTAGAATTGGTAGCAGAGCTAAAATTGTCACAGTAAATAATATCGTACTTAGAAATATTGTGATCACTTGAAAACGTGATCGTAACTGTTGTTGAATTTTGTGTTGTTGTAAAGGCACTAGTTAATGTTGTTGTACTCTTGAGTGGAGTTATATCATAAAAAGCTCCCCCTGAATACACATATAACATTCTGTTTGTTCCTAAAGCGGCGTACTTAATACCACTCGCATTAACAAAATGATGTAAAGCCGTATTTCTACCTGTAAGTGTGCTGTCTCCTAATTGAGCCCAGCCACCTATTTTTTCAGGTGATCCATAACGAAATCTAACATAGTCTCCACTTACCCATTGGCCTTCGCCACCTGTAGCGGTTACTTGTTTATTGAATCCTGGTGCAAAACGTAATTTTTGTAACATAACAATTTCTTTATTAGATTATATTAGAATGCGTTGAGAATCAACGTTATTTGGGAATACCCAATAGAGGTCTTTTATCATACAAATTGGTCTTTGCAAAGGGTCCATTTGCATGATTATAGTGTAGAAATACTTGACCACAAAGCTTACCTTCAAAAGGCTCTCTCCAATGCTCTAGTTCACAGCCAGAATATATAAGCATATCACCAGGTTTTAAATCAACTTTGTTTCCTTTAGGTGCATTAGGTTTATGTATGTTTTTATATTCATCTATAACATTATTAGATCCTGTGGGGTCTATAAATATAGGCCATGGATCTCCACCTAAATGAATAGTAGTTGATATCTCACAA